TGGTAATGATATTTCGTTAGCATCATCAGATTCTGCCATTGTTAATGCACGAGAATTTTTATTCTCAATTTCTTGCATAATTGCATAAACTTTATCAAGATCTGTATTTAAACTAGATATGTTGAATGGGCCACTTGTCGCAAAGTCACTTGTTCTTGCTACTGCTATATCTCTAAATATAGTTACAGTACTGCTAGTGTAAACAGAACCCAGGGTAATATTACCACCTGAAAATCCATCATCTACAGCTGTACCTGTTACTGCAAAAGTATTAGATCCAGTACCTCTCGTTAAAGTTGTGTCTACACCTGAACTGTTTGTAATAATTACGTTTATGTCATCTAGTGAGAAAAATGGAAAATCTATTGTAAACTGTGTAGAGTTTGCAGTATTACCACCACTTCCTATTGTATGTTGTATTCTAGCATCATTGTCAGCGATTGATATAGTAGCCATTATTTACCTACCTCTTTCATAGCTAATTTATGTGCATTGGTAAAACTCATGCCTTGTTTCATTTTAGTTGACATAAACTTCATGTGCTTTTTTGTATGATGCACACTATGTTTTTTCATTGTGTCTTTTTGTCTTTTAGTCAACTCAGCCATGATACTACCATTACTGTTAATAAATATTTAATCAATTCACATCACTTTCTATCAGCTGCCATAATATTATCCCAGATAGGATCTAAATATGGCAGATTACCTGTAGGTGTTATGAAGCGTAAACTTCTAAGAGTACTATCATCAGCCTCTCCAGTAAGAATATCTGTAGCAACTCCACCAGCAGTTGAAATATTAGAAGCTGCTGGGCCGAAGATTGCACCCATCTTAGCACCAAATGGTAGATATGATTCGTTTCTACCCATCATAGGTCGTAATCCAAATTTGTAATCTGATATTTTTTCTATAGAATTATTTACATCTGTAAACCAACCTAAGACACCACTTCTATCTACTGCATCTGCAAGTAATTCAGAATAAGATTGCTCTTTATCTATACCATACTGTTTCTTTTTTAATTCATTTACTAATGATGCCATACCAACTAAAAGGAATGCACCTTGCCAAAAAGCTGCATCTCTTTCTTGTAATCCTGATGTAAGCAATCTTACTGTTGCACCCTGACCATAGCCTTTGAACTGAGTGATAAGTGAACCATATTCAGTAGATGTCCACAATGCACGATCACCAGCTCCTGGGGTGATGATTGTCCTTTCTACAGATTGGTTCAATGCATTTCTAAATTTTCTAGCAAGTTTTTGATTTTCCCATAGTGCTGTATTAGGCAACCATTCACCATCAACTTGCTGTCCATGTCGTCTTATAAGCTGTTGCATTTGAAATGCTTCATTACCATCAATGCCATTAGCTAATAATTTTTGTCTATCTAATCTATTAAGTCTTTGATAATCTTGCATAATTGCACTTGTCATTCTTAATGCAACAATATTACTAGTAAATTCTTTCATAGCTTGATTCCAATAGTTCAAGCCATTTATTAGAAAGAAAACACCTGTGCTTGAGTTCAATGCTCTTTCCATAGCAAATCGACTACCAAATAAATCACCTACATCTGAAAATGCATTTGCTCTTAATCCTAAAGCAGCATCAACTGCTATGCCAGCTTGTTTAGCTTCTCTATCAAGCATTTGCTTTATAATAGATCTATGAGATTTAAACATATGCCTTAGACCATGCTCATAAACATTTTTAAATCCTTCAGTCATTACTGGTCTTATAATATCTGGGATAGATGAAATAGCTGCACCACCCATACCTACAAGAACATTAAATGATTTCATTTGTCTTACAAATCTACTAGACATATTATGAGGATCTTTAGATGCTCCATAAGTTCCTCTAACTCTATCTCTTAATCCTCTTACATCTCTCAGATCATTAGCTAGTGCTTCTTTGAGCTTTTGTTTTTTTGCAATGGTTGATGCTGATCGTATCAAGGTATCATATTCTTTACCTATATCATCAATTACTTTTGCCATTGATACATCACCAAAAACTCTTGTAAGTTCTATATCTACACCCATAGTTTTAGTGTGATGTCTAATAAGAACCTCTATATCGTTTTCTAAAAAATCTTCTATGAGTTTATCAGGTATCTCAAATGTTCTAGCTTTTGCACCTGTTGCATTTGTAATCCAATCTATTTGTGATGTACCCTCATCAAGATTATAAAATGGTTTACTTTTTGTATAATTAAGAATTATGTTATCTGCATATTCATCAGCACCTTGTCTTGTGATATTTGGGAAATGACCTAATGCCCAATTACTAACTATAGTTTTAAACTGTTCAGCATTTTTTTCTATTTTATCTATTCTAGGAACTCTTGGCACATAACCAAGAGCAGTATTTAATAGAACACCTTCTGATCTTATTTTTTTCAATAAATTTTTGGCTTTTATTAAATCATCAGGAGATGCCTCTCCTTTTGCTATCTTTGCTTCTAAGCCTTTGATTTTTTTAGATAAATCTATTTCAAATAATTTTACTTCTTCAGCATTTTGCTTAATCATATTTAGATGCTTACGATATCCAGCAGCTGCTTGATTAACAAATGGTGTAGCAGAGTCTGTAACTGTATCAGCATCACCATTTCTCATAGCCTTTGTAACTCTTTCACGAAATGCAAACTCAGATAATGTTTGATTTCTTTTTATGAAATCAGATCCTTTCATTGATAGCATTTGCATAGATCTACCAATGTCACCAGCTTTTGCTTCTACACCACGAAAAGCAAGATATGCTTTATCACTTACTCTTATGGAATCCAAAAGAGAACTAAGATAGATTGTTCTAAAATTAGTTTCTACAGATTGACTCTGTGAAATACCTGTAACATCACCACCTTTTACTTTCTTTTGTATCATGCCACCCATATCAACTAGCTGTGATGCAACTTGTCTAGAAAGTAAATTTGCACTTGCAGTCAATCTAGTTACTGGATTCCATTTTAACTTTTCTAATTTTATACCTGTTTCTGCTAACCCCTCACCCTCAAGCATTTCTTTAAGAACTTGGGGGTTTTCTAAGTTAGCAGAAGCCCCAGCACTTCTAAAGATAGTAGACTCACCATCTTTAGCATACTCATATGCTGGATTCATTCCTGATGCTATACGTCTACCAAACAAACCACCAACAGTACCACCTATAAGACCAGCCCCAACTAAAGGCACTAATGTTTGTCCTATTTCCGATCTGCCTTCATTTGTTGATGCTATCAATAATTCCTCAGGTAAATAGATTGCAGTTGTAAAGGCAGCACTACCGACAAACCTTCGGAGAAAACTAGTTTGTGATAATGTTTTGAATGTGCCAATTGGGGCAAGGGTTAATGGCGACATAAGACCACCTAAACCAACTGCAAGTAAGTTACCATTTTCAATAATATCCATATCAGCTAGATCAGCTTCTAATCGTTCAAGTCTTACAGCTGTTTCATGCTCACTTGAACTATTAAGAAATCTATATGAATATCCTTCAGGTATTCTTTCATCTTTGAGTGGATCGTATGATGGATCATCTTGAAATTCTAAGTTTTCAAATAATCTCATAATTGCTTGCCCAGGAGCATATTGCCTCATACCAGCTTTAAATGATTCACCAAATGTATATTCTTCTGGTGCAACTAATGGACTTCTGTAAACATCATTAGCTCTAGCTATATCAGGAGCTTCCATGTTTGAAAATTCATCTAATATACTTTGTTTTATTTTAGTATATTGTGGTGTTTCAATCATCTAATATCAAACCTTATAAGTCTATAAGCATCAAAGAAATTTTCTACTTCTTTCTTACCTTGCTCACTTGCAAGATAATTACTAACTGCTTCAAACTTAATACCATTCAAACCAAGGCTTTGTGCTAAATTATTATAACCAGCAAATAAACTGGCAAGACTTTCGGTATAATTTCTATTTGTATCTATAGAATCCATGACTGCTTTGATATTGTTTTGTGACATAAAATCAAAATATCCAAGAACAGATCTAACACCACCATTAGTAATCAATTGCTTGGCTTTTGTATAATCTGCTTTTAACTGTGATCCTTCATAATTGAATACATAGTCATTAGCTATAGTTACGAATCTATCATCTTTTGTATGAGCAACAACTCTATAAGAAGGATTGCCTATTCTGTTATTGTTACTGATATACAAAAACCTTTTTTCATCAATGGCATCTTTTAGCTCTGTATCAGTTTCGTCCATAGCAAATGTCTGATTGAATTTATTCATTACATCATTGTCTATAACTTCTCTTGTAACTATAAACCCTAGACCATCAGGTACATTAGATTGTGCAGCTTTAATTATATCTACACCCCTTGTTAGAAAAACATTACCATCACCATCTTCTTGTAAACTTAAATTACCTGATAAATCAAAGAGTGCTGTTTTCATTGCATTTTCTAAACCTCTTGGTGTTTTTGCAACATTACCTTGCGATAAAGAAAACTTAACTCTTTTCATCAATTCAGCTTTTATAATTGGCTCTTTGAACATAGCTTCTGCCATATTACTTGCACCACTCTGTTTATAAAAATTTTGCAATACTCTTGTTTGATATGGCACACCACCGATATCATTACTAAAGAATCTTTCAAACCAATTGTCATCTATTTTATCAGCTAGATTTTCAAATGCATTATTGAATATTTCTTCTTCAGTTTGATTACCACCGAAGAATTTTTGTGAAGGTATTAGATCTGCTAAATTTCTGTTTGCAGATTTTGGTTGGTTTATGTTTCTAAAATAATCAGCATCAGGTGCAAACATAGCTGATTCCATTAAGTTTACATTTATTCCAGACGTATTTTCTCCAGCAATCCACATAAATAAACTATCATTGCCTCCTGATTGATCCATGTACCCTCTTTTAATTGACTGATATAATCTTTTGATATTTGTAAAGGCTTCAGGTGTATTTACACTTTCAATACTTTGAAATAGTGTCTTTGCATATTCAGGAATATAATTAAAAGCCAATGCTTGCTTGGTTACAAATTCAATGCTTTCTTCACGAATATCTTCGTTATCACTCAGAACATTTATTTCTGCACCTGAAGGCAAAACCTTTGGCATTATCTTTTCTAATTCTGTTCTATGATCTTTTGGTAACTTAACACGATTACTAATAAATGTGCCAACTTGAGATAATAGTCTTGTTTTATTAATGCCTTTCTGCCAGTTTTTAGCGTATGTAGCTACAGCTTTTACCCATTCTTCTTCTGAGTAGGCATTCAGTTGTTTATCAGGCCCAATCAAACCTTTGTTTTTTAATATTGCAATATATGAAGGACTCAAAAGTGTATCAGGATCTACGGCTACTACACCACCACTACCAGTAAACATTTTTTGCATATGAGCTTTGAATTGATCGATAGTTAACTGAGCATTCTCAGCATGAACTTTTTTGATAGTAGATAATATTTTTTGTCTTACATTAGGCTTAACATCTTTATGACCAAGTAATCTAATCAATTCATTCATTTCAACTACTTTAGCTTTGTTTTTTAACGATTCTCTAGTTTCAATATCACCTAATTCATCTATTGCCATTACCATTGGTTCAGCTGGTTTTATAAGACCAAACTCTAAATTTTGTAAACGTGTAGTAATACCATCATTAAAATCATTCACATTCTTTGTATTCGTTGTTTGCTGTGCAGCTGCTTTGGCTTTATGATATCTAAGCAAATCAGCTGGTAATAATTTACTAACATCACTTTCGCTAATAGGCTGATTAAGTATTAACCTAACTCCTAAGTCAGCAAGGATATTTGCTGATGCATATCTATTTGCTTCTCTTTCTTCTGTGTCTTTTTTATCATAGAATGCAATTCTAGATTCCATTACTTGTTGAATCTTTGCACCATCAATATTTTCATCATTGGCAAAACTCTTGCCAGTATCTAGTGCCATATTCAACATATCTGTTATAGAAACACCAGCCTGATATGCAAGATCAACTGCATTACTAGAAACATTTTGTTGTAACATTTGATTATAACCAAGCTGAAAAGCCATTGCATCTTTTTTAGACTTAGCATTATCCTCAATAATAGTGAATATTCTAGCTTTTTCATTTTCTATAAATTCATATTCTAAGGGGTCAGCAGTTCCATTTACTATGATATTGGTTTCCATTGCCAACAGTTTT